GAGGTGACAATGATGGGAATGGAAAAGATTCAACCGAAGTTCCTAATGATGGAGAATCAGGAGAACAGTAAAAAAGTTGTTGCTTATATGCATGGAACAGTTGGCGCTGGTTGGTGGGGCGATATTAACGCAAAGAAAACGCGTGAAATGTTCGATAACATTGATGCTGACGAAATTGAATTACACATTCATTCAGGTGGCGGTGATGCATTCGAAGGTATTGCGATTTGCAACTACCTAAGAAGTCATAAGGCTTCTGTTACGGCCGTTATTGATGGTCTTGCTGCTTCTGCCGCTTCATTGATTGCAATGGGCGCTGACAAAATTATCATGCCATCTAATACAACAATGATGGTTCATAGAGCCTCAACTTATGCGTACGGCAATGCTGATTCCTTGGAAAAGCAAGCCAAAATGTTACGTGATGTTGATGACGCTTTGATCCAATCATATAGAAATCGTTTTAACGGCGAGTTTCACGAATTAGAAACATTGCTCGATAACGAAACTTACATGACTGCTGAAACAGCTAAATCTTATGGTTTCTGTGATGAAATTGTAGATTCAGTAGATATCAGTGTGGAAAGCGAAGAAAACGTTATCGAAGAACCTGAAGAAGAAGCACCTATCGAAAACGAAGGTGACAACCGTATTCAAAACGCTGAGAAATCAGCAAATTTTATGGCTTCATTATTAAAATCTATCAAACTATAGGAGGTACTTTACAATGGGTAAAGATTTAGAAACTAAAATTGACAATACAAAGAATTTAAGCGAGGTTTTAGCATCGGGGACACCTGAACAAGTAGATAACGCTTTAGTACAATTCGCGCAAGGTATTCAAAACGAAATTCTACAACAAGCTTCTGTACAATCTAGTGATCAGGCTGTATTAGCTGCTCGTGGAGGTCGTGCTTTAACTAGTCAAGAAACAAAATATTACAACCAAGTAATCGCTGGTAACTCATTCGCTGGAACTGAAGCATTAGTACCACCAACTGTTATCGAACGAGTATTTGAAGACTTAGTTCAATCTCACGAATTACTATCTAAGATCAACTTCGTTAACGTAGGAGCTTTAACAGAATGGATCCTTAAAAAAGGTGATATCCAAACGGCGTTCTGGGGAAAATTATGTGCAGCTCATAAAGAACTTTTAGACCAAGGTTTCGAAACGATTAATATCAGCCAATATAAATTATCTGCATTTATGCCAGTTTGTAAGGCGATGCTTGATTTAGGGCCAACTTGGTTAGACCGTTATGTTCGCACTGTATTAGTTGAGTCTTTAAAAATCGCTTTAGAACTAGCTATCGTTCGCGGTACTGGTAAAGATCAACCTATCGGTATGATGAAAGATTTATTGACAGTTGCTAACGGCGAAAACGCTGATAAAGCTGTAACTGCTGTGTTAAAAGACCTTTCTCCTTACACACTAGGAAACATCATGGCGTTACTTACTCGTGACGGTAAACGAAATCCTGACAATGTAATGCTTATTGTAAATCCAGTTGATTACTGGGCTAAAATTTATGGTTACACTACACGTCCTAATGCGGATGGAACTTACGCTTACAATGTTCTTCCGATTCCTGGTTCAATCGTTAAATCTCACGCTGTTCCAAAAGGAAAAATGGTTGTAGGTATGGCGAAAGACTACTTCTTAGGATTAGGTGGAGCACAACGTTTAGATGTGTACGACCAAACTCGTGCTATCGAAGACGAAGATTTATACATCGCTAAAATGTACGCTAACGGTCGCGCTGATCGTAATGATTCATTCTTAGTTTACGATATTTCTGGTTTAGTTGATCCAAACACGCCAGTAACGCCACCAGCTTCTAAATAAGAGGTGATAACATATGGAAAATGAGCAATCAAAGGCGGTTTTAGTATCGCCTTTCGATTTGCTTGATGATGTAAAAGAAGCACTAGCGATTACGTGGGACGAGGAAGATAATAACATCATAAAGCTGATAGATCGTTCCGTTTACTATATCAATGATTTAGTAGGCGTTGAACTTGATCTGAAAGTCAACTTGTCCGCACGTGAGTTAGTTATAAACCGCATCCGATACGAGTATAATAACGCTCTCGATCAATATGAATCTAACTTTTATCAACCATTATCACGACTGATTTTACACGCTGCCTTAAAAGAGAGGGAAGTGTAATGGCAATCGAACGGCACAGAAAAACTTACAATGATGGGTTTGTTAGTGTTATGGAGAAGAAAACCATTCGAAATGCCACTAAGAAAGTAATTGGATATGAAAATGTCGAGATTATCAAACTTAGATTTGCAGAACTTTCGTGTCGTGAGATTGATATACAACTAGTGAATAGTGTGGGGAAACAGTTAGATATGAAGATTGAGACGTTGTATGCTCCTGTATTTAAGAAAAAAGATGTGGATAGCCTAACTCTCAAATTGCGTGGCGTTTCTTACAGCATCATTAAAGCTGATCGTTTTAAAAACAGTATGTATTTATATTTACAAAAGGTAGGTGGTCTTGATGACGCTGAACGAACTGATTGAGAAGTATAATGTCAAACTGGTTGAGCACTTAGAATCATTCTTCAGTGGAGCTCAAGTTTACCAGGACGTTGTGCAAGAAGATGAAGCTAATCTATTCAAAATCAATCATGTTGTGTTTGAGACTGGCGGATTTGAAAGAACAGGCGCTACAAATTACAACCAAGAAGTTACTGTTTATTTCTTCTCGGAAAATAGAGAAGACTTGGACATCCTACAATTAGAATTCATGAGTAACCTTGCTAAAACTGGTCATACCTGCAATAAATCGCTCAAAGACAAGATGAAAAAGAAAGATACTGAATTCTTTGTGGACGTACTCACATTTGAATTGACGAGGAACATCAAAATTGTCTGCTAAGTTTAGTGTTAATTCGTCACAATTTGAAGCCTATCAAAGAAATATTGAGCGATTGCCAAACGTTGCAGAGAAGATCATTAATGAAGAGTTAAAAAAGAAAATATCACCTATTATGCAAAAGTCTATCCTAGGTTTAATACCGATTTCAGATAGAAAGAAACCCCACGCCAAATTATCTAAGTCCATTCAAGGGACTTTAAAGGAAAACTTAACATTAACCCTAAAACCGAATGCTAAATATGCGTATTTAGTTTTCCCGGATTTAGCGGTTGGGAATAGTAAAAAAAACTCTCCTGAATTGTTTATGGAGCACGGTGTGGATAGAGAAACAAACAAATCTGTTGAAGAGCTTAACAAGGCCTTAATAGAAGAAATTAATAAAACTTTAGGAGGAAATTAAATGCCTACAACTACTATTGACGTATTTGATGCCGTCGAGATTAAAAATGCAAGTGTACTTTTTAAAGGCGAATCAGTAACAAGCCCTTTCGGATGTATCGGTAAGTTAGATGCAGAAACGGAAATCAAATCAATCGCAAAAATTTGCGGCGGTGTAACTAAAAAGAAAAAATCTAAACCAACACAAGTAACGGTTAAAATTTCGGGTCATATGGAACTGAAAGTTGCCCGTGACATTTTCGGACTTAAAAATGAAGGTTTGATTGATAATGTTTACTCTTACGGCATCGACAGTGTGGGTAAAGATTTCGCGTTTGTCGCTGAAGAATACGACACATTTGAAGAAAACAACCGTTTGATTGCGTTCCCTGCATGTTCTGCTGCTACTGGATTCGTTAAGAGTATTGAAAACGGAGCTGATGAATTAGCGGAATTCGAATTAGAAATTACTGCTTTACCAGATACTTATGGAAAATTCTATTATGAGGGTATTAACTTACCGACAGACGTTCAAACGAAATGGTTAACTAAGTTCGATCCTGCTGAACTACAAAAGACGGTTACTCCGTAATAAAAAATATGAAATTACTATATAGGGCGCTCTAGTTAGCGCTCTTTAATTTTGTCTAAAAGGAGAGATTTATTATGTTAGAAACTATTACATTAACAAATCCAGAAACGCAAGAAACGCAAGAAGTAAAGGTAAACCCAAACTTAACTGCATGGACATTATTCAATCTAGAAAAAGAGAGTATCATTAGCAAATCATTTTTAAGCACTTTATTGACTACTGGCAACGAACGAAGTATGGATTTATTGGATTCAATCCGTGTTGTTTACGCGTCTTATCGTCAAGCAAACCCAAACGATTACTTAGATTTCGAATCATTCATGAAACAATACGAAGTTGACATGACAGAAGCGCTTGAAATTTTCGGCACTGTATTAGGTAAACAGAAAGGCAAAAACAAGATGGCTGGTAACTTTCAAAAACAAGCCGGAAAAAAGGCTTAAAGCTTCCAGAATTTGAAATCGAATGCGTAGTGGACTTATATAGTCTCTACGTATTTATTTTTGAAATCCCGGAAAAAACTTTCTGGCATCTACCTTTAAGGGATGTTCAAAGGATAGCCGAAAATAAGAGTGCTTACGAAGGTTGGAAAGCTTACCTTCAAGAGAAGGGGAGTGAAAAATAGTGGCTGGACCTTCAAAAGAAACAGTAATAAAGTTTAGGGCTGATACTTCCGATTATAAGAAAAATATATCTGATATTAATAGGGAGAATAGAGTTTTAAATCAAGAGTTGAAATTAACGCAAACTCAAATGAAATTAAGCAGTTCGGAAGTTGATAAACACGCATCTTCTCTATCCACACTTGAGAAACAATACGAACTAGCCAAACGGAAGACTCAAGAAACGGCACAACAATTACAAAGAGCAAAGCAAGTGTGGGGAGAAAACTCTACAGAAGTAAAAAAGCTTGAAGAATCGATGAGAAAAGCTCAAATTGCCGAAGCTGAAATGTCAAACAAGATCCAATTGACGACACAATCATTAGATCGAGCTAAGCAAGCTGAAGCAGAACGAAATAGTGAATCTACGAAGTCTAAACAAAAGTTAAGTGAATTACAAAGAGCAGAAGCGTTATTGGCGACAGAAACTAATAAATTGAAATCAGCTTTAGAAGAGGAACGTGTCGCGTTAGGTGATAGCATTTCTGAATCTGAAAAGTTAGGCGTGAAACAAAGGCATTTACAACAACAACTAGAATTGAGTGCGCGATCAGTTAAAAACCTAGAACAACAACTAGATACTGCAAAAAGTGCATACGGTTCGAATTCAGCGGAAGTTAACAAATTAGAAACAAAGTTAAATGAAGCTAGAACTGCTGAAATGCATTTAAAAAATGAAGTTGAACAAACTAATTCATCTTTAAAAGAACAAGCGAATGTAGCCGAAAAGACCGCTAATAAACTTAAAGAAGTCGGGAATTCAACTAAAGAGATTGGCGAAAAGTTATCTTCCACTGTTACACCTGCTGTAGCTGGCGTTATGGGTATTACAGGTAAATGGGCTGCTGATTTCGATACATCTCAAAAGCAAATTCAAGCATCATTAGGATTAACCGCTAAAGGTGCGGAGAATGTTGGTAAAGTAGCTGAAGATGTATTCATTAAAGGTTGGGGAGAAAACTTACAAGAAGTAGATACGGCTGTAATGAAAGTATGGCAGAATATGAAGGATGTTCCTCTTGATGAAATGCAAAGCGTTACAGAAGGTGTTCTGGCGTTATCCAAAACTTTCGATGTAGATTTGAACGAAACAACTCGTGGTGCATCTTCATTAATGACACAATATGGAATGACAGGACAAGAAGCCTTAGATGTTATTACGGCTGGTATGCAAGCTGGACTTGATAAATCAGGCGAATTTACCGATAACTTAGCGGAATATACTCCATTATTCAAACAAGCTGGTTTTACTTCTGGCGAAATGCTATCGATTTTAAAAAATGGTTTGGATGCAGGTGCTTACAATTTAGATTATGTCAATGATTTAGTTAAAGAATTCGGCATTCGTGTTCAAGATGGATCTAAAGGCGTATCTGATGCGATGGGCGAAATGACACAAGGGACGCAAGGATTGTGGAAAGAATTCGAAGCTGGTAAACGTCCCGCTGCTGAAGTGTTCAAAGCGGTCATTACTGAATTAAAAGGAATGGACGATCAGGTTAAAGCCACGCAGATTGGCGTAGGTCTATTTGGCACAAAATTTGAAGATCTCGGAAATCAAGGTGTTTACGGGTTGATAGAAGCGAATGATGAATTAGATAACACAGCTGGAAAGATGGAGAAGTTACAAAAAATTCAAGAAGACACATTCGGTCAAAGAGCACAATCGCTTTATCGAGAATTACAAAAGGCTTTCGAACCTATGGGTAAAGTGTTCCTTGAATTAGCTGAAACAACATTACCAGTCGTGGCGGACGCTCTTAAATCACTTGCTGATGCATTTGGTAGTTTATCACCAGAAACTCAAAAAACTATTGGCGTAATAATAGCTATTGTAGGTGCTCTCGGTCCACTGCTCTTAATATTAGGACCAATAATATCCGTCATGGGAACAATAATCGGTGTGATAACCACCGTTGTCGGCTGGATAATGACTGCCGCTAGTGCGATAGGGACAGTTGTAGCTACGATAGCTGCATTCGTCGGCGCTCCTGTAGCGGCTGTAGTTGCCGCAATAGTGGCGATAATCGCGATTGTAGTTGCTGTAATTGCGATATTCAATAATTGGGGTGGCATAACCGATTGGTTAAAAGAAAAATGGAGTGAATTCACAACATGGATGTCGGAATTATGGACTAGTATTTCTGAAGGTGCGTCTGAAGGTTGGGCTAGTTTGATGGAGACGATATCGACTAATTGGGATGCTGTAGTCGAATACTTCAGTACGAAATGGGAAGAGTTCAAAACTTCATGGTCTGATTTTTGGACTCAATTTGGTGAGATAGCGAATCAATTGTGGACAGGAATAATTGATTGGTTCTCCACAACTTGGGATTCATTTATTCAAATCTGCTCTGATGCTTGGGAATCTGTTAAGGAAGGTTTCTCAATGTTCTGGGAAGGTTTGAAAACAATCGCTCAAACTGCTTGGGATATCCTTTTTGGAATCATAACATTCCCTCTACAATTAATTTTAACCGCATTCATCTTAATATGGGAATTGATAAAAGAGCCTGTAAATCAGTTTTGGGAATGGATAAAGCCTTTTATTGTTGATTCTTGGAATGCAATATCTTCTACATTCACTGAATATAAAGATATTTTGTTCAATATTATAAGTGAAGCCTGGACATCCATTACTGATTTTACATCTTCTGTTTGGGATGGGATAAAAAATATACTAGGTCAGGCGTGGCAATGGATAAAAGATACAGTTGAATCTTTCATCGGCCCTATTAGAGATACTATTAAAAATAATTGGGATACGATATCGAGCGTAACGTCAGAAGTATGGAACAAAGTATCTACGTATATTGGTGATAAATGGAACGAAATTTCTAGTAAAACAAGCGAAAAAGTATCAGATGTGAAACAAAGGGTAACTGACGGATGGAATTCCACGAAAGAAGCTACTTCTCAAAAGTGGGATGAGATAAAAACTAAAGTCGGTGATGCTTGGGATCGCATTTCTTCCACAACGAGCAGTAAAGCTAGTGATGTGAAAAACAAAGTCCAAAACAACTGGGATACGATTAGTTCTGTTACTGGCCAAGTATGGGACAAGGTGAAAAATAAAGTCGGCGATAAATGGGATGAAATGAAAACTAAGACATCTAGCGCGTTAGATTCTATCAAAAGTTACGTAAACGATAACTGGGGTACTATTTCTGACACGTTAACTTCTGTATCTAAACCGATTGGGGATGCGATTAACTATTTCAAAGATTTATACAACGGTGTCGCTAAATGGCTTGACAAAGTTGTTGGAAAAGTAAAAGATGCATGGAATTCAGCTGGAGATATGTTAGGAAAATTAAACCCATTTAGCTCATTCAGCATAAGTGTGGATGACAATACCGAAAGACCGTCGTTAGCACCTCGTAGTTTCGCCGCTCCTACTTTAGCATCACCAATGGCACCGATGATGGCATTTGCGCCTACGACGTTTGCTAGTGGCGGTATTTTAGGTGATGCAATGTCAAAAGTAAACGGTATTCTAAGTGGTGGCGGAATGCTTTCGGGTCTACCTAGTTTAGCTGGAAACGCACTTGCTGGTAAGGCTGGAATGAATGTTATTAATCATCAACCACAAGAAATTAAAAACGAAGTTACTTTCCACACGACTGTTAAAAATGAAAGTGATTTAAATAGAATGTTCGAAAAGGCTGATGATTGGTTCGCTAAGAAAGGTCAATCCTTAAACATCGGTAAAGGAGGTTCTACACGTGCATGATATTCGGATAAACGATAAATTAGGACGAAACTACCATCTTTGCATGGTAGACCGTCCTAAAATACCGACTGCTAAAAAGAAGATTGAATTTATTGAAGTTGACGGAAGAGAAAATGGAGCATTAACAAAGGAAAAAGGTTATGAAGATGTTGATTTTACAGTTGAGTTTAATTTACTCGAAGATGAAAATATCAAACCTTTATTAAGAAAAATAAAAGCGTGGATAATGAAAGCTAAAATCGTTTCATTCACTGACGACTATGTTTATAGAAAGATAAAGTCAGTTGAAATTGGAGATATAGATAACGAAATAGAGGAATACGGTAAGTTCGAAGTTACATTTAAAGCTGATCCATATGAGTACGCTATTGAACAGCCAATTACAATAACAAATCCCGTTACGATTATGAATCAAGGTACATTACATTCTTTACCGAAATTAACGATTTACGGAACAGGAAATATA